CAAAAGGTTACAGCGCCCCGAATACATTACAGGAGTAAAAACACCAGTAGTTATATCAGAAGTATTAAACACAACAGGAAACGAAGGACAATTACCGCAAGGTAATATGGCCGGACACGCAGTAGCAGTAACAACAGGTAAATATGGTACATATTTCTGTGAAGAGCATGGATACATTATCGGAATTATGTCCGTTATGCCAAAAACTGCTTACCAGCAAGGAATACCAAAAACATATCTCAAAAATGATCCCCTTGATTTCTTCTGGCCTTCATTTGCACATATCGGCGAGCAACCTGTTACACAAAACGAGCTTTATGCATACACAAACAACGCAGCAAACACGTTCGGATATGTACCTCGTTATGCAGAATATAAATTCTGCGCAAACCGAGTAGCTGGAGATTTCAGAACTACCCTAGATTATTGGCACTTAGGCCGGATATTCAATGTAGATCCTACCCTATCTCAATCATTTATTGAGTGCGCCCCAGAGGATGTAGACCGCATATTTGCGGTATTAGATGAACCAGAGGGAACAGACAATTTATATTGTCAAGTATTGCACAAGATTAGAGCGGTTAGACCTATGCCTAAGTTCGGAACGCCAATGTTCTAATATATGAGTACTAGATGTCAAACACCATTCCATAAAAAAATGGAATTGGTAAAAGGTGTAGAAACTGGTTATATGCCCTTTCCATGTGGGAAATGTCCCGCATGTGTAAGACGCAGAGTATCAGGATGGGCATTTAGACTAAACAAACAAAGTGAGCAGAGCAATTCTGCTCACTTCGTTACTCTTACTTACAATGATGAACACATTAAGAAAACTAAAAACGGTTTTGAAACACTTGTTAAAAAGGATGTTCAAGATTTTTTCAAAAGGCTTAGAAAATTAACAAAGCAAAAAATTAGTTATTACGCAGTAGGAGAATACGGAGATACAGGAGAAAGACCACACTATCATATAATCTTATTCAACGCAAACCCTAAAATAGTAGAAAATGCTTGGAAGCTCAATGATATTACTCTTGGTAACGTGCATTTTGGTGATGTTGGTGATGCCAGCGTTGGCTATACTCTTAAGTATATCAGCAAAGACAAGAAAATACCCCAATTTAATGGGGATGACAGACAAAAAGAGTTCGCACTCATGTCTAAAGGATTGGGTGCGGGATATCTCACCGAAAACATGATCAAGTGGCACACAAAAGGAAACATAGAAAACAAAGTTTATTTACCATTAAAAGACGGTAAAAAAGCAGCTATGCCAAGGTATTACAAGGACAAGTTATACGACAAAGGTCAAAAGTTTAGAATAGGAGTATTTATGCGCGCAGAATCGCAAAAACAGGTAGATGAATTACAAGACAAGTATGGCGATTTGTACTATTATAAACAAGCAGAAGAAACCGCAAACGATTTTAGAAGAATGGCAAAAAAATCAAAAGAAAGACAAAAACCATTTAAAAAACAACGATTAAAAGCAAAATTATGAGCCACAAAGCAACAAGTACTTTCATGAAAAAGTACAATGGACAAGAAAATTTCGGGGAAAGTAAAACAGTACCCGACCAGTCAATGACTCTCCGCGAATTACTTATTCGCTATGCAAAAGGTTTACCCCTGGAAGGACAAAAAACCCCTATCTGGGAAGGTGAAGAAGGATTTGATGTAGACCCACAAAAACTAGACTTAGCAGAAATTGAAGAACTACGCGAAAAAGCAGAACAAGAATTAAAAGATATTAACAACCGCGTAAAACAGGAAGTGGAAAAGAAACGAGCAAAGAAACGTACTACAATTACAGACGTACAAGATGAAACTCAAACAGAAAACTAAACAACGTTTATTTTTTGGCGAAACTTGTTTCGCTGAAAAATTAACGGAACACAAGCGAAGCGCGTAGCAAATAAGCACTAATCAACCCTTGATATATTAGTGCTTATTGACACTAAAGCCACAAAGAGGCGAAAAAGACGAAAAAAGGACGCAGAGGAACGATAAGGACTGCTTAAGGACAAAAAGCCTAAAAGTGGATTAAGGAAAATAAATAAAAACACTTAAAAACAAAGTATATGTTTAACAATGTAACAACTATACGATTACTTAGAGAACCTATAACAATAGGAACAGCAGCAGTATTAGGAGGCGGACAATTAGCAAGTCAAGGCATTAACGCTTTAGTCCAAAGCGGAATGAATAAAAAAACAAGAGAATGGAACGAAAAAATGTATGGAATGCAAAGGCAACATTCTTTACAAGATTGGCAAATGCAAAATGCTTACAATAGTCCAGAGCAACAAATGGCAAGGTTAAAAGCAGCAGGATTAAACCCACATTTAATATATGGCGGAGGCCCAGGAAACGTAAGCCAACCAGTAAGAAGTACAGATACAAAAAGCTGGAACCCTACAGCACCCCAATTTGATTTGGGAGGTGCAGCAAAATCAGCATTATTCGGAGCAGTAGATTTAGAACTAAAAAACATACAAAGGGATAGAATAGCAGAATTAACTCAAGTTGCAAGACAACAGGCATTAAACCAAGCTAGCCAGACAGCAAAAAACGTACAGGAAACAGCAAAAAGCAAATTTCAGTTAGACCAGGCAAATGCACTTCAGAGTTATGTATTAGAAGCAGCAAGATTAGGAGTAAAGCAACAAGAGGCAAATATTAGTTCAACGTTAACAAATACACAAAGAACAACTCAGCAGATAGTAACAGAAGCTTTAATGCAACAACCTAATTTAAAATTAGCATTGGCAGATATAGACCAAAGAAGGGCAAATATTGCAAAAACAGAAGAAGAAAGATATAACATTAGACAAGACACTAGGAACAAGGAAAGAGCTGGAATACTACAGCAAATAGAAATAGACCTCAGGGAAAAAGGAATTAACCCAAATGACCCTATGTACATGAGAGTATTAGGACAAGCAATAGATAAACCATTTGAAGAATTAAAGAATTGGTGGAATAAAATTTGGAAATAACCTAATATGATAAACCAAAACAACTAATAACAAAACCCCCTACCCCATAGGGTAGGGGATATCCACATATATGTGGAAAAAAAAGTATATAAAAAGTAGAATTATATCACGTATTTAACTGATATTGAAGATAATATAAATTATAGGAAAATTTACTAAAAATTACTAAGAAACACTAAACAAACAATAATTACAAACCCTTAAAAACAAACACAATGCGCAGAAGACTCTATTCTAAGCGAAACCGCAAAAGACGCGGAAAAACTAAAAGGCTTCGCAAATATTACGTATCACGTGGAGGTATTAGATTATAAACCTATATAAACAAAACCAACGAAAATGGCAAACAAAAACCTATTCAACTCGGTTGAAGTAAGTAAACCGAAGAAAAATGTGTTCGATTTAACACATGATGTAAAAATGTCAACTAAAATGGGACAACTCACGCCTACTTGCGTGATAGAATGTGTCCCTGGAGACATGTTCAACATTGGATGCGATAGTTTAATCAGATTCGCACCATTACTCGCTCCAGTTATGCACCGAATGGACGTAACTATGCACTACTTCTTTGTACCAAACAGGATCACATGGGAAAACTGGGAAAAATTTATAGTAGACGCAAACACACCTCACACCCTACCCTATTTAGAGTATTTACCAGATGCAACAGATTATCAAAAAAAGTTCTTAGATTATTTGGGAGTACCCCCAAACAATAGCAGCCCAGCAGTAACGCAAAATATCAACGCATTACCACTAGCAGCTTATCAAGCAATTTATAACGAGTATTATAGAGACCAAAATTTAGTACCCGAAGTAGATTACAAGTTAACAGACGGAAATAATATAGCCACCGCCTCAGAATTATTACTTATGCGTCTCAGATCATGGGAACACGATTATTTTACAAGTGCATTACCATTTGCACAAAAAGGCGCAGCAGTAGATATTCCTATTGGACAAATTGAGAATGATGTACCAGTTCGTTTAAGTAATAATATTGCTGATAGAAGTGCATATTCTAGATTACTTGATACAACTGACGAAGTATGGGGAAAATATAAAGCTATGGCTGATACCGGTAGTTCAACCGTGCCAACAGACTATTTATTTGTAGACGGCGATGAATTTGATATTTCAGCTACAACCATTAACGATTTACGCCGAGCATTTAGATTACAAGAATGGCTTGAGAAAAACGCACGTGGCGGTACAAGGTATATTGAGAATATCCTTATGCATTTCGGAGTAAAAAGTAGCGACAAAAGACTTCAACGCCCCGAATACATTACAGGAGTAAAAACACCCGTAGTTATTTCAGAAGTATTAAACACTAGCGGTACAGAAGGTCAATTACCACAGGGTAACATGGCTGGACACGCAGTAGCAGTAACAACAGGAAAATATGGTACTTATTTCTGTGAAGAACACGGATACATTATCGGAATTATGTCCGTTATGCCAAAAACTGCTTACCAGCAAGGAATACCAAAAACATATCTCAAAAACGACCCGCTTGATTTCTTCTGGCCTTCATTTGCACATATTGGAGAGCAACCCGTCACAAATAACGAGCTATATGCTTACACCAACAACGCAGCAAACACATTCGGATATGTACCCCGCTATGCAGAATATAAATTCTGCCCTAACCGAGTAGCAGGAGATTTCAGAACAACCCTAAAGTATTGGCACTTAGGAAGAATCTTTAACGTAGACCCTACCCTATCACAAGCATTTATCGAATGCGACCCTGGAGATGTAGAACGCATATTCGCGGTAACAGATGACCCAGAGGGAACAGACAATTTGTATTGTCAAGTATTGCACAAGATAAGAGCGGTAAGGCCTATGCCTAAGTTCGGAACGCCAATGTTCTAATATATGAGTACTAGATGTCAAACACCATTCCATAAAAAAATGGAATTAGTAAAAGGTGTAGAAACTGGTTATATGCCCTTTCCATGTGGGAAATGCCCCGCATGTATAAGACGCAGAGTATCGGGATGGGCATTTAGATTAAACAAACAAAGTGAGCAGAGCAATTCTGCTCACTTCGTTACTCTTACTTATAATGATGATTATTTGAACAATACTGAAGATATAATTTATGATACAGAAGGTAATATTAAGGAAGTTAAAAAAAGATATATTACTAAAAATGGATTACAAACTTTGGTTAAAGCTGACGTACAAAACTTCTTTAAAAGGCTTAGAAAATTAACAAAGCAAAAAATTAGCTATTACGCAGTAGGTGAATACGGGGATATAGGTGAAAGACCGCATTATCATATAATCTTATTTAACGCAAACCCTAAAATAGTAGAAAATGCTTGGAAGCTCAATGATATTACTCTTGGTAACGTGCATTTTGGTGATGTTGGTGATGCCAGTGTCGGCTATACTCTTAAATATATTAGTAAGGAAAAGAAAATAC